AAAGGTAACGGCCTTTATCAGCATAGCAATATTTTATACAATCTTTAGCCCAGGGACATGAACTAATTGCAGGCAAATTGAATTCGTATAATCTTGCTTTATTAAGTGTTGCGGTTTTTTTCATCTTCGCGCTGGTGTTGGTCAATAGATTTGGCATGCTAATTATTCTCCCTAACTTTGTTTGGTTTCATGGTTGCAAAAACTAATGTAATACTAACTATGATAATTGCGTATGCTGTGGCGACTTCATTATTGTGTAATTGGTAAAAGATCACACTTGTATAAACGCGCGCACAAAATGCAATCAATAAAAAATTTATGATATTTTTCATATTTTCACCTCTCTAATGTTTACGCTTTTAAAAAAATTTAACACCTCAACTTCTTTTATTTGGCGTTGCGTCGCGCTTTCTTTTGTGGTCCTTAGTATGATTCCATTATCTGCGCAAAACTTCCATAACGCATTGGTATTTGTCTTTATATCATAAACGCATTTTAGGACCTTTAAAGACTCGTACTCGTACTGGCTGCCGTATCCATACTGGTAATCGGTTTTGTAATGGCCTTGGGTGCTTTGGCCGTAGTTGGTGGTAATTTGAGCAATAAAATATGAGTTGCCATAATGCTTATCAGTATACTCCAGGCAATTGATATCAATAGTATTTATTGAATATTTATTCATTGTTTTGTCTCCATTTATTTTAATTGTTTACTAGATACCTTACTACAGAACTCTAGCAATGAATTAATATACAGTAAAGCCATTACAATCACTATACATTTTGTCAACACCTCAACACATATATATATTGAGTCAAAGCGGTTTAAAAAGGAATGAAAACGGATTAATGTTACGTTGTATTATATTGCATTACTTTGTCGTTTGCCCTCGGTTGGCGGTGGATTATATATCCATTTTTGACTATTTTTTGCTCTTTTTTAGTCGGATACACCAAGGCAGCAATAAGAGTGCGCTACCTACCGTCTCTTAGATTTTTTTTATCCATTTTTGTCAACACTCTCAAAGTGTAACTTTCTGTTGCTTATTATGGAAAGCCATTGGCATAACTTAACGGATGCGGATGCTGATAGGCTTATCGAAGCTATCGACCTGGCTGACGAATATTTACAAAAGATGATAGTATTTCGAGCTGGTCTAGTACCACCAGAACTTCGATGGCTGCAATTATCCGCACACAAGTTTTACGACTTGCTTAGTCCTCGTGAACTGCAAGTATTCAAACTTCGTGTTCGAAAATACACTTTCCCTGAGATAGCACAAGCCGTAGGAGTCACAGAGTCATCATGCAAAGTATATTGGACGCGCACTATCAATAAAATCAAGAATGTCATCGACGAGCCTATTAGTGATGGGTAGACCTAAAAAAAATATAGATCCTGAGCGAGTAAAAATGCTTGCATCGTTTGGTTGTTCTTTTATTGAGATTGCTAAATACTTTGAGTGTGACGAAAGCACCATCCGCAAAAATTTTAAAGACAAGGTAGAAGCTGGCAAGGAAGAGATGAAGTTTGGTTTACGTCGTGCAATGTGGACCAGCGCAATGGAAAATAACTCCATCGCAATGCAGATCTTCATGGCAAAAAACTATCTTGGTATGTCTGATAAGACTGCCATTGATATGTCAGGTAACCTTGAAACGGTGTTAAAAGAATGCGGTTTTGAGGAAAACCCACTTGATAAAGCAAATAGTGAACAAGCAGAAGCTCTGGAAGCTCTTGGGCTACAGCCCGACTCCACAGCAACTGGAATATCATAACAGCAATAAAAGATTTAGAGTAGTTCTCATGGGTAGGCGAGCGGGAAAATCCTGGTCGGCAGCGCATGAGGTACTTCCGTGGCTCTTGACACCCAACACTCGTGGATGGATTGTCGGACCGAATTACAATTTAGCAAACAAGATAGCTAGAGAGGTTAAGCGTGTTGTAATGACTCAGCTTAAACTACCTATTGAGTCTAAAAAGGAAATATCTGGTGACTTGTACTATTTAAAGTTGGCTGGACTCAATAGTGAGTTATCTGTAAAGAGTGCGGAGAACCAGGATTCACTTATAGGAGATGGTTGACCGAAAGGTCAATCAGAATATATGGTATTGACTATTTAATAATTGATGAAGCAGCACTTATCCCACGAAGCACCTTTGAGATGTATCTCAGGCCGACTTTGGCTGACAGGCAAGGTTGGTGCTTGTTCACCAGTACACCTCGTGGATTCAACTATCTACATAAGTTATGGGAATTCGGACAAAGTCCAGAGCATCCAGATTGGGCTTCCTGGACTTTTCCCAGCACGCTATCGCCATATTTCAAAGATGACATAAAAGAATTAGAGAGGACGTTAACTCGTGAGACATTTTTACAAGAGATCATGTGTGAATTTCAAAGCTATTCGGGCAAAGTATACCCAATGGATAGATTCAGACAAGTCACAGAAAAAGCTAAACATGACCCATCCAAACCAGTGTACGCTGGTTTGGACTTCGGATATCGCCATTCCGCAGCAGTGGTCATCCAGCTCCATAACGAGCGCAAAGGTTTTGCCGACATACATCAAATTGATGAATTGAGTTTGAAAAACGTTAAAACAGCAGATTTTGCCAAGAAGATGAAAGCAATGCCATACAATTTTACTGGTATATGGGGTGATCCTGCTGGGTCAGGTACAAATTTGCAGAGTGGAATCTCAGACATAGCCGTGTTTCGTCAGCATGGTCTGCGTGTAAATATCAGACGTGATGCAGTGACTCGAAATGTTGTATCGGGTGTATCACATGTACGAAGATGGTTTGAGGATGCAGCGGGTGATACGCATTTCTATATTAATCCTAAGTGTAAAGAAAGCATCCAGGCATACGAAAATTATCACTATCCAGAACATCGTGAAAACAGCGCACTACGTCACGAACCTCAGAAAGATGGAAAGTTCGACCACCACTGCGATAGTTTACGATTTCTTTTAACAAACCTATTTCCGATGCGCTCACGCACTGCTGGTGTCATCGATTGGATGTAATTATAGTATGCTAACTATCCCAGATCTCAGTATAGGTGCGGTAAATGACGCACTAAAAAATCAATTACGCTATATCGAGGATGAGCGTGTCAAAGAACGTGATTATCTCATGGATTGGTACGAAGGTATCAATATTACTGGTTATGTTGCGAATTACTTTGGTCGCGAGACACTTCGACAGACCGTTGTACCGCAAAACAACCTGACCAAGCGTGTCTGTTCACTTCGCTCAATGACCTACAAGCGACCACCGCGCATGAGAGCGAGTGAATCTTACATGTCACTTATCGATAAACATAGTTTGAACGCACAGCGTAGAATGCTTGAGCGTTTGACATTCCTATTAGGCAACATGGCTTTTCGGAGTAAATGGAACGAAGTGACAGGCAAGCTCGAATATGAGATACTCTCACATTTTGAGCCATTATTTATTGCGGGTGGACCTAGAGATGTGCCAGTAGGTGTGTGTTATCCTATTGAGTATCAAGGCAACTCTAGAGTCGATAAACCTCTACATGCGGTATGGACACATGATAATCATTATTTACTGGATGAGCATGGAAATAAAATATCCGTTAATGATGGCGACGTAAATCCATACGGTATTTTACCAGTAACCTTTTCACATCGATATCCACCAGTGCGTGATTACCATGTTGGTAACGCAATGGACGTTGCACAGACTGACTTAGCTGTCAATGTTGCACTCTTAGAATTGGCGATTGCAATACGCTATGGTGCAATGGGTATTAAATTTATTAGTGGTGTTGATGATGCCTCTCGTATCACGATAGGCACAGACAAAATATTGTACTTACCTCAAGAAGCTAATTTTGGTGTAACCAGTGCTGGCGGTTCATTAACTGAAATTATTGAAGCAACACGCTTCTTAGTTGAAACCACGTTAAATAACAATCATATCCGTGCTAAATACGCTAGGGATGACTCAGGCAACGCACCGAGTGCAGCTTCACTTAGTATTATCGAAATGGAAAACATGGACGAGCGCAGCGCAATGACAGAGGACACCTGGCGACCGTGGGAACATCGCAGATACGAGGTAGACAGAGCAATTTTACAAGTAGAAACAGGAACAGACGTAGGTATGGACTATAGTGTGGATTTCTTAGAGCCAAACTATGCACTCACTCCAGAAAGTGAAATCATGTTATGGAGTTGGAGATTTGATCGTGGTCTTGCAACACCAGAGGATTGGTTTGATTATCATAATCCAGATGCAAGCGACGAAGATAAACGAAAGTTTATTTCCATGCAGCAAAACCAGCAAGAAGAAGAAGCACCACAAAACAGATTATTGAATATCTTGACCAATGACAATAGATCAAGCAATTGAATCCTATGAACAGAGGATTCAAGATGCCATTGATCAGTTCACTCAAGATACAAAGGACTTAGAGGATGACGGTTTATCTACAGAGGAAATCTTGGCCATTATCGCTGCAATTGATGTTGCGTCCTATTTTATTGAAGAGTTGGGCATCATTACCGCGCACAACGCCTACATGGTTGCAACAGAGACTATTCTTGCTGATATGCCGTTTTTTGGGATTGCGACCGAGCAACAACTCTTGGCTTTACAAAATATACAACGATTTAACATCGAAGGTTTGACCAGGAACATTACTGCAAACATGCAATCGAGTATGGCACAAGGCATTGCTAGTAAACTGACCAAAGAGCAAACAGGCGCATTGATACGCAGTAATATAAAAACAACAATACCAAGAATAGATAATATTATTGGTACACAGCTTGGTAATTACAGACGTGCGATCGTTATGCAGATGGCATCAGAATTATCACAAAATGCGTTGTATGATTATATTGGTCCAGAAGATGAAAAGAATCGGCCTGTTTGTAGAACATTTTTAAGTAACTCTCCTATGACAAAGCTAGAGATACGTTCCATTAAGAAAAACGCAATGGAAACTGGTGGTGGTGTGAATTGTAGGCATTATTGGTATCCTGTTGATGTTTGATCTACCTAAGATATTAAAGTTTTCAAAAAACGATATAAAACAATTTGCTGATAGAACGCTCGGAATGCACAAAGTCCAAATTAATGCTGGTATAGATGCAAATGGTCAGAAGTTTAAACCATATTCGATAGGATACGCCAAAAGTAAAAAAAATAATCGCAGAACGCCTGTTACGTTAAAAGATACTGGAAAAATGTTAAAGTCATTTAAAGTTCTAAAAGCAGATTACAAAACCAAAGAAATTAAATTTAAATACGGCACACAAGCTAATAAGCAAGGTAAGAAAATGAACGAACATAACGATGGATCAGGTCGTTTACCATCTCGCCAAATAGCTGATGATAATGCGTTAGGTCCGATGGTAGAAAAAAGCATTGTTCGGACTTTTGCTCAAATAATTAATAAAAATTTATTGCGTATGACAAAGACCAAGCATTTGGTCAAATTAGGATAAGGAGGACAGAATGTCCGAAGAAGCAACCCAAACAAAGGAAGCACCGCAGATAGCGGAAGGAACTCGATCGCCTGTAGAATCAAAAGTATCGACAGAGGTGGCTACTAACAGCCAAAACCAAGACCAAGACATAGAGCTGCCCGACTATGGCGCATTGGTTGCAGAAAGCAAAAAGTATAGGTCCAGGGCGCAGCAAAGTGAATCTGAACTCGCAACATTGCAAAAGAAAATTGATTCTGATCGCCAAAAACAAATGGAAGAGCAGAATGAATGGCAGCAATTAGCAGAAGAACGTGCAATAAAACTTGCAGAGCTTGAACCGATTGTAGAAGCAGCTCAACAAGATGAAGCACGAATGAGAGAAGAACTACTAGCTGATCTAGATGAGGAAGATCGTGATACGTTTGGTGACCTTCCGTTACAGAAACTACGCGCTCTTCATTCAAAATTAAAACCAGATACTCCGCGAATAGCAATAGCTAATAATCCTGGTGTACCTTCCAATGAAGTTCCTCAAGATTGGACCAAGATGGACAGGAAAGATCGAGCAAAGCATTGGGATAAAATTGTTGCGGGTTATCGACAAAATAAATAAAAAGGAGTCTTAAATGGCTTATACCGCCTTTAGTGGTGAT